TAGGAGGTGGCGAGCATAGACGGATGACGCGAACCCGGCAGTCTCATGCCGGTAGTCAGGGCTATTACATCGCCAAGAGTGATTTCAATGTTTACGGCTAGAGAATTAAACCGAGAATTATACAGAGATGTTAAGTCCGGGCGCGATGATTACTGGATTGAGGACTATAAGCCAGAACATATGCGGCTAGCTGAGGTTCGTTTTCTAGATAAAATGCTGATGGATAGCTTCGATGAGGACTTTGTTAGCAATCGATACACTCCAGGGTATAGCTTTACCGCGTTTTATAAGGGTCAAGTCGTAATGATTTACGGCATATCTCCGCTATGGAAAGGCGTAGCCGACTTATACATGGTCCCGACTGTTCACTTGAACAAACATAAGTTCGTTTTTCACAAGGCCGCTCTGCGATTTTTTGAGTATACCGCTCGCAGAATGCAATTACACAGATATCAGTGTTACGTATGTTGCCGTAACGTTCCGGCTGTAAAATGGATTGAAGCCTGTTATTTTCATTTTGAGGGTAAATTATACAAATTTGGCCCTGATTTAGAAGATTATTCAATGTACGGAAGGTTATTTTAATGGGTGGTATTTTCGGTGGCGGTGGTCCAAAGGGCCCCAGTAAAGCAGAGAGAGATTCTGTTGCGCGTCGTGAGGCCTCGGCGAAAGCTCAGGAAAGCGCTACTAAACGTAGCATTGCCGCGAGGCGTAATGCGGCGTCTAAGGGCAATACCTTGCTGATGATGACTGACCGAGATAATCCCCAGGTAGGTATTAAACCTCCAGAAGAATTATTAGGAGCCGGCAGAAATCCCAGAGATAAAGACCAATTTCTAATGGAACAAGCAAAGAAAACTAAGAAGTCACTAGGTTAATTTTAATGAGCAAAAAAAAGTATAAGCGCAACCCCAGAAAAAAGGATGGTAAATAATGCCTGGAGTTATGTACAAAACCGCTGATGGTATGAAGAAAAAAACATTTTCTTACAACAAAAAAGGCATCGAGGCCGCAAAAGCATTCGCCAAACAATCGGGCGGTAAGCTTGATATGTCCATGAACGCTTCTGCAAAATCTAAAATGAAAAAGGGTTATGGTAGCTAAACGTTTCCAAAACGCCGCTGGTGGATTGAACGAAGCCGGCAGACGCCACTTTGAAAAGAAGGATGGCGGTAATTTAAAGGCGCCGGTCAAGAGTGGCGTTAATCCTCGCAGAATTTCTTTCGCCGCACGTTTTGCCGGGATGAAGGGGGCAATGAAAGACGAGAAAGGACGACCTACTCGCAAAGCATTAGCCTTAAAAGCATGGGGTTTTGGTTCAGTCGAAGCCGCTAGAAATTTTGCGAATAGGCACAAAAAAGCATGAAACTATCACCATCCGCTTTAAAAAAGCGCTACGAGAAATCAACAGCACACAAGGACCATTGGAGGTCAATTTACGAAGATGCGTATAAATATGCCTTGCCGATGCGTAACCTATACTCAGGATATTACGAGAGTAATACGCCGGGCCAAGATAAAATGTCTCAAGTGTTTGATTCGACTGCTATCCAATCGACCCATAGATTTGCTAACAAATTACAATCAGGTGTATTCCCAACGCAACGGCAATGGTGCCGCCTTGTTCCGGGCGAAGAAATACCTGAAGAGCGCCGCATTCAAGTTCAGCGCGTACTGGATACATACAGCGATAAAATGTTCGATGTCATGCGACAGAGTGCTTTTGATATGGCAATGGGCGAGTTTCTGCTTGAGTTGGCTGTTGGCACGTCTGTTATGCTTATTCAGCCGGGTGATGAAACCCAGCCTATTCGTTATACGACGATACCGACGTTTTTAATTACGTTTGAAGAGGGCCCGCACGGTTCAGTCGAAAAAGTATACCGACGTCTAAAAAGACCTTACGCGGTGTTAGACCAAGAATTTCCAGATATAAAAATCCCACAAGAAATGAAGTTGCGTTATCAGCACGATGAAACAGAGCTTGTAGATTTAATTGAGGGCACTTATTACGACAAACAAACTGGGGCCTATCATTATCAGATTATTGACCAGGCCGGAAATAATGAGCTTGTTTATCGTGAGCTGAAATCGTTTCCTTGGGTGATAGCAAGATACATGAAAGCCGCTAATGAGCGCTATGGCCGAGGTCCTGTATTAACAGCACTCCCAGACATTAAAACTCTGAACCGGGTGTTAGAGCTTACTCTTAAAAATGCTAGCCTTACAATCGGCGGCGTATTTACAGCGGCTGATGATGGAATACTAAACCCGGCAACTGTATCGATACTGCCAGGCGCGATTATACCAGTAGCAAGAAATGGTGGCCCACAAGGCGAGAGCTTGCGGCCCCTTCCCCGCTCAGGTGACCCACAGTTATCTCAAATAGTTGCTAACGATTTGCGGATGTCTATCAAGCGAATCATGCTCGATGAGAGCCTACCGCCGGATAATATGAGCGCTCGCTCGGCTACAGAAATCCAAGAAAGGATGAAAGAGCTATCCCAAAATTTAGGTGCCGCGTTTGGAAGAATGATAAATGAAACAATGTACCCGGTTGTAAGACGAACATTAGAAGTAATGGATGAGCTCGGCATGATAGAGCTACCGTTGAAAGTAAACGGCCTCCAGGTGCGTGTTGTGCCGTCAGCGCCCTTGGCAATGGCTCAATCAATGGAGCGTGTCGGTGAAGTAATGCAGTATATGCAAATCGCGCAACAGTTTGGAGTTGAGGGACAGATGTCTATCAAGCCCGATGCGTTATTAGATTATATCGCAGACCAAATGAGCATACCGGCAGAAGTTCGCACATCGCCTGAAGAGCGCCAACAGATGATGATGCAGATGCAACAAATGGCGCAACAAACAATGGAGGCACAACAAGTTGGACAAGAAGGACAACAAGCAACCGTCAATCAATGACCCCGGTTGGGATGGATTAGACGCTAAACCGTCTGACATACCGCAAGGACCGGATGACGTTGATGTACTTTTTTTCAAGGTATTTTCTACAGATGACGGCAGAAGATTATTAAATATTTTAGATAATGCAACGATAGGCCAGCCGTCTTGGACGCCTGGCGCTGATGCCTCTCATGGCTATATGCGTGAGGGTCAGAACAGTATTGTTAGAGAAATTCATAATAGAATACGGAGAGCACAAAATGTCTGATGAAGACGACCAGCCAACCTTAATGACGTCTGTTGATACAACAGATGCAGAAGATAAAACGGAGGATATAAACCATGTCTCTACTGATGCGGTCGAGGGCGAAGACATCGATAACGTGGAGTATGAAAGACCAGAGTATTTCCCACAAAACTTTTGGAGCGAAGATGATGGACCAGATATCGAGGGCCTGGCAAAGGCATACTCGGAACTTCGCACTAAGATGTCGCGGGGTGACCATAAAGCTCCAGAAAGCTATGACTTATCAGGGCTGGAAGATGTCGCGGAGAATGACCCTCTCCTTAGCAAATATACTGAGTGGGCCAAAGACAATGGCGTTTCTCAAGAGGCTTTCACAGACCTTGCAAAGTCATTTCTCGAGAGTGGTGGGGCATCTGAGCAACCTGGCGAAATTAATCTTGAAGAAGAGCGGCAAGCTTTAGGTCCTAATGCTGATGAGATTATTAAGTCTAATATCAATTGGGGCCGAGGTCTTATTTCTAAAGGTATTTTCACCGAGGATGATTATACCGAGATTGAGGTATTGGGTGGCACGGCGGCGGGTCAGCGTGTAATCCAAAAAATAAGAGGATTGACTGGAGAAAAAGAAATACCAGTTGCAAGTATTGAGGGCGGCGCTCCAGACCGGGAAGAATTACGCGCTATGGTTTCTGACCCGCGCTATCAGAATGACCCAACATACAGAAGGTCGGTGGAAAATGCATATAAAGAAGTGTATGGGGGTTGACTGTACAAATACTAAAAGATACTATTAGTAATGCATAAGTCTCCTTTATGTTGGGTTTAAGACTATCCTCCCTGGGGGCCCCTTCTCGCGTTGGGGCCCTTTTCTATTTGTTGCCTATTTACACCTTTTAGATTTTGTATTATTGTAATGGTGCACGACAACCCTCTCCGAAGGGCCGAGCTTCTTAGATTTTCGAGGCCGGCCACCGATAACCTCACAAGTTATAATTTTTAATTCTCAAGGAGAGAGTGAATGTCGATTAATTTATCCCCGGCCTTCGTTCAACTTTTTGAAGCTGAGGTTCATCAAGCTTATCAGGGCTCTGCGGTACTACGAAATGTAGTTCGTATGCGTTCTGGTGTAGAGGGTAACCAGGTTAAGTTTCCAAAGGTTGGCAAAGGCCAAGCAAGTATCCGAACTCCACAGAGTGACGTTACACCAATAAATTCTGAGTTCTCACAGATTACAGTTAGTCTTACTGACTATATCGCCGCAGAATATTCAGATGTGTTCCTAAACCAGAAAGTCAATTTCGACGAAAGACAAGAACTAGCTCAGGTAGTTGGTTCAGCTATTGGCCGTCGTGAAGACCAAATTATTATCGATGCGTTGAATGCGGCTTCTGCCGGCTCAACCGTTGCTAAAAACGTTGTTACTTCTGGTAGTGCCGCAAACTCTGACCTAAACGTTGGTAAAATCATCGCCGCGAAAAAAGCGCTAGATGCGAAAAACGTACCACCAACGGACAGGCACATGGTAATTCACGCTAACAACTTAGCTGGTTTATTAGGTGATGAGCGGGCAGTTTCTGGGGACTTTCAGACACTTAGAGCCTTAGTCTCAGGTGATATTAATACTATGATGGGCTTCCAGTTCCATGTTGTTGGTGACCGCGATGAAGGCGGCCTTCCAATATCTGGTGGTGATAGAACCTGTTTTGCTTTCCACCGTTCTTCGATTGGTTGTGCTGTTGGTATCGCTCCTAAGACAGAGGTAAATTATATACCTGAAAAAACGTCATTTTTGATTACCGCAATGTACTCAGCCGGCGCCGCCGCGATTGATGTAGACGGTATCGTTGACGTTATTTGTGACGAATAGAAGGAGAATAGATAATGGCTTTTTCAAGAGATGGCTGGGCACCAATTGGTGGCCAATCTAAAAAAGGTGATGCTCCTGGCGTTTGGTCTTACAAATCAACAGATGGCGTAGCTACTGTAAATAATAGTGGTTATTTCAACGACGTATCTTCCGAGCTTTCGGTCGGTGATATGCTCATGGTTTTCGACAGCGCCACACCGGCAATGTCGTTAATGGTTGTTGTGAGTAACTCTGGCGGTGTTGTGGATGCATCCAACGGCACCTCAGTAGATGTAACTGCGGGTGACTAATAGGCGGGGCGGGAAACCGCCCCTCCTCTTTTATTGGAGTATAACATGGCCGCCGGTGATACAGACGTAAGCATATGCTCTAATGCATTAGTTTTATTAGGTTCAAACAGAATATCGTCTTTCTCGGATGGTACTGTTGCGGCAAGATTAGCAGAAGACTTATATCCAAAAATTAAAGAATTAACACAATCAATGTACCCCTGGTCATTTACTTTGGCTAAGGTGCAATTATCGCGGCTTGTGGCCGCTCCTACAAGCATTTGGACTTATCAATACACATTGCCGACAGATATGCTTAACGGCGTTCCAAGGCGTGTATTTGCCTCAGGAAACGTAGGCTCCAGCGCTATCCAAAACTATGAGATACAAGCAGACAAGCTTCTAACTGATGAGGCTACTATTTTTGTTGATTACCAGGTAAGTGTTGCTGAGGATAAAATGCCGTCCTATTTCGTACAATTTCTGATTTACCAGATGGCCTGGCATTTGGCCGAACCTGTCACAGACCAAACGACCAAAGCAGATTACTGGCGCGGCATTGCGTTAGGTACAGCCGCTGAAAATTTTAGAGGTGGTTATTTCAGAAGCGCCGCCAACATAGATAGCGCCGGGCAATCACCTACAGTTATAGCTGATTATATGCTTACGGCGGTACGATGAGCAGAACGACAATATATCAAAATGCCTTTACGGTTGGAGAGATTGACCCGCTTTTACAGGCTAGGGTTGACCTAGACCAATATGTTGCGGGTTTGGACCGCGCTCAAAATGTAGTGGTCATGCCCCAGGGTGGTTTAGAGCGCCGCCCTGGCTTGCGTTTTATGCAAGATTTATCAAGCCATAAAGGTGGAGCTTTTACTGATTTAGAGGCTTTTAGATTAGTGTCCTTTGAATTTAGTACGACGCAATCTTATATGCTCGTAT